AAACGAAACATGGCAGTCTCTAACAGGGTTTTCTGATATAACAATTCTTGATTTTTAATATTTACCTCTGTAGCTTTCAGACATAGTTCTGGTGCTTTTCCTAAAGGAACAGTTATTTGTGCAGAGATTCCATAATTTAAATTAAAATTTTCTTTTTCAAATCTTGGTGTCTCTTGCACATATTTTATTTCGCCAGTGTCTTCATCATAAATATTTTGTCTAGTTACTGTTTCTCTTGGAGTGTTAAATGACCACGCATCTGTCACGTAAGGAGTAATTGTTAGACTTGGAGAGCTACATATAATCCCCTGAGACATTCTAAAAACTGGTGTGGATTGTGGGGCTATCATGGTTGCATTATTGTTGACAGTCCCTTGCGCATTACTGGAGGGCGATGCGACTGTGGTATTTGCCAAAACTTTTGTAGGGCAAAGAATCAGAGCTATTGCCCAAAGGTAGTTTCTACAGTTGTTGTTGTTGTGGTATTTATGGTGCGGTTTATTGTTGTTATTGTGTCGATTCCACTGCCAATTACTGACTCTACAAGTGAGAAGGGCTGTCCAGAATTTACTATTTTCCATCTTGGTACACCTTCCAGATTAGGACTTGTATATGAAAAGTTAATACCATTAACTGTCTGCGTAGATTCTGCTGTAGGAATTGAATTGATATATCCATTAATGTCATTACTTTCAATATTATGCCCTGAAACACTTATTGAATATCCTGTGCGGTATTGATAACTGGTAATATTTTCTGTAACTACAGATTGAGAAGTAGAATTTGTACTTGATGAACCAGTTCTGAAGGTAGGTATAACTGGATTTGCAAGTGTTCTTAAAGGAGATATTAATAAAAGTAACAGCCAAAATTTAGTCAATTGTTATTGTTACTGTTGTTGAGCCTATACAGCTAGTACCACTACCGCCTGCTGTGCAAGTATGGACTCCGCTACTTAAACTAGTCATGCCTAAATTTGATGCAGTCCCTCCGCTTCCTACTGTTGTCTGTCCACCAAGATGAGGCAATGCAGCTATCCCTGCCGATGGGGTGACAGCCGATGGAGTTGCATCGCCCATTGTTACAGATTCTGTTATTGAGAAAGCTGATCCTGCTGTTGTTATTGCTTTATCAGTCTGTATTAAAGCTGGAACTCCTGCTGTTAAGCTGCCTACATTCAAACCACCAATAGCTCCAGAGGTTGTAGATCCTCCAGAAGTTACAGAAGGAGTTATATTATTTCCTGATAAGGAATAAGTCGTTCCAAGTTTATTCGTAACGCTATATGGCATATCTACTGTAATCTGTGCAGATGTTGTAAATTTCTGAGTTATATCTGCAAAAACTGCATTAGGCAATAATAAAAGAAGTGGTAATAATTTTTTCATTTAATACCTACATTATTGTTCTTATTATCTACTATAACGTCCTTTTGTTTGTTATTTCTATTACCTTTAATTGATAAACCTAGTGAGGCAGTAGACGCTGAAAAAATACTTGCAATAAATGTCGGGTCAAAATCTACAATTTTTTTGCCGTCTGCTGGTTCATAATATGAAAGGCTTAA